AATTTACTACGCTTACATCTAACCCGTCTCACTTTTTTCGTAAAAAAATTTCTCATTTTTAACCTTAATGTAAAAAATGAGATTTTTTACCCTTCAAATTCAATCTCTATTTCGTAATTATCCGTACTTAATCTATGGCTTACGCTTTTGATACTAAATTCGGTTGCTTCTAGTCCAGAAACTCCACCAAATTTAAGCTTGCCGCCTGCTACTATATTTGCTCCGGGCAAAGAGCATCTGCCGTTTATGCCGCCCTTTTGCAGTTCGTTTAGCTTGGCTTCGCCTTGCCTAAAAGCCTCGTTATCTGATTTTGGTTGGGCTATTTGCATCTTGTAGGTTTGCTCGCCCGAGCCTACCTTAATACTCTTTGTTTTACCCGCTTCTATGTCTTGCCACTCTACTATGACGGCACCGTAGGAATTTCTATTTGCCTCCGTGATCTCCAAGGAGTAAAGCTCGGCTAAATTTAGAGTAAAAGCGGGCAAGCTTTCATTTTTTGGGGTATTGCTCGTCTGGGTTTCGTCCCCTTTGGCGTCTTTGGATGCTATGACGATGGTGTTATTTTTTACCGCCATTATAAAGCCGTAATCAAAGCACAGCCCATACAAGAAATCTAGATCCCCCGCGTCGTTTTGCAAGACGGAGGCGATGTTTTGATCCTGCCCGGATGTTTTTACAGCAAGCTTATTTTCGCCGGCTATTTTCCTTGCTATTTCAAATACAGTGGTATTCTCCCAGCTTCTGCGTTTTTTGATTTTTTGAGGGCTAGCGAAATTTACGGCAGTGGCTCTTACTTCGGTGGTATAACTTTTATAGTCTCTACTAGCCGTTTGCACGCTAAAAGAGCCGCAAAGATAAAGATCGTCCCCATATCCTAGCCAAAGCTTTAAGCTATCGCCGAATACGGGCTTGGCGTATATGCCGCTAACGCTAAAGCTTATCTCGTCGCTTTTACTTCCCTCTTTGTCGTCGAAATTTAGGCTGATTAAATTTGCCCTGATTATCTCCGTAACGTCTTTACCGTTTGCTTCGAGCTTGAAATTTGGATGCTTTACCATAGCTTATTTTGCTCCTTGGCTTTCTCTTTTATCTCGGGCAAAAATACCTTGTCGCCAGCTTTAAGTGTAGTGGCTAGTTTTGGATTTAGAGCTAATACTTGCTCGAAAAATCTTAGATGCCCGTAATGGTTATAGACGATAGTATCGAGCCTATCGCTATCGTTGGCTATGTAAATTTTAGTCATAATCTCTCTTTCAATAATTTAGATTGCGAGCAGCAATCTTAGTCTTTAGGGGTTTCCAAAGGTTCTCCTTTGGTCGCCAAGACGAGCTTGGCTCGTCTGCGAAGTTAAGAGCTGAAGTCTCGCTTCAGCTCGATATTAAAGCTCTGCGTAAAAAACGCTCCGTTTGGGGTAAATACGGCTTGTTTTTCGCTGATTTTAATAACCACAAACCTGCCGAAATATTTGCCGTTTCCGTTGGTTAGCGGATAACTTTGCCTTGAGTAAGCTATATCGTAAAGTCTTTTAAGTGCCGTTTGTTTGTCGCCGTTATAGGGCATAGTCTGGCCCTCTATGCTCACGGTTTGGTTTCCTAAATTTGCCGCAAATAAAACGGGGTGATTTTGGATACGATCCTGCGAGCTTATGCCAAACTCGGTCTCGAGCGATATGCCGCCTACTTGCTTCCAGTTAAATTTAAATCCGCCCAAATTTAATACCATATCGCTACCTTTGCTCTCTTATTTCGGTGTTGGCGCTGTTAAATTCATCTCTTTTAAGCGCCTCTTTGACGCTTCTTGCGATTTGAGCTTTAAAGCTTTCCAGATCGAATTTGCCGTTATTTGAATTAAGTAAAAAATCGCCGTTAAAGCTTATATTGATATTTTCCCCACTTGCGGTAGCCGCTACTGCGGCGGCTTGCGAGGAGGCAGGTTTAGACGCCGCGAATAAGGCCTCTTTGGCCTTTATCGGCGCGCTTTGAGGTTCTTCGTCGTTAAACCAAGAAAAGGGGTTATACCAGTTGCTCTCTTTGCCGTCTCCTATACCAAGAGCGTCTTTCGTCCAATCAGTAGCCGCCCCGAGCGCGTCGCCGATAGAGCTAACGGTATCTACGACCCACTGAAATTTCTCGGATACCCAATCAAAAAAGCCTCCGAATATAGATCTCCACCACTCTACTACCGAATCAAATATAGAGCTAAAGAAATTTGAAGTAGCCTCCCAATAAGGCTTTACGTTCTCCCAGATATTTTCAAAAAAGGTTTTCACCTTATCCCAATTTTCTATAATCCATGCCGCGCCCGCCCCGAGAGCTACTACCAAAGCCCCGATTCCGGTAGAGATGAGGGCTAGGCGCATTATCTTCATGCCGGCCGCGGCGGCTATAAAGCCGGCACGTAAAAAAGCTAGCCCTCTACCTAGTATCAAAGAAGCACCCACGGCGATTTTCGTAGCCCCGCTCCAAGCGGCGGTTAGTATTAACGCAGATCTTAGCCTAGTGCCTACTAATAGCATACTAAACGCATGGGCTTTTGCTGCGAGCGTCGCGCCCACTAAACTAAACGCGTGAGCGCTCCACCTAGCCGCCGCTACCAAATTTAAAGGATTTAAAAATTTAAGTATTTTAACGACGCCCAAAAAGCCGTCCGCAACGCTTAAAAGCGCGATTTTACCGATAAGTAAAAGCGGCTTAAACATCATAAAGCCCGCAACCGCGCTTACTATTACGGCGCTAAGCGTAGGAAATTTAGAGTTTAGCTCGCCAAGCGTACCGGCTATCCCGCCCAGTACCGAAGCAACGGCATTAGTAAGCGGTAAAAACGTCTCTCCAAGATTTGAGCCTAAATTTCTCCACGCCTGCGTCAATCTTTCTATGCCTGATTTCGTAGTATCTAGCTTGGTTTGAAGCTCTTTTTGCATAGATCCTATCGCTTCGTTCGAGCGGGCTAATCTCATGTTTTCTTTAAGGGCGTCTATGTTGGTGACGAGCCCTGCGATTTCGTCGTTAAAATTTCCGCCCACTAGATCGTATAAAAGCCCTGCTTGCTTATCCTTATCGGCTTTTGAAATCGCTTCTAAAAACGTAGTTATCGCTCCCGCGGCGTCTTTAGCCAGAGCTGCTTTTAGATACCCGGCGTCCATACCGATACTAGCTAACGCTTCTTGAAATGCTTTACCTTTTTTATCCGCCATCGATAGGGTCGAATAAAGCGCGTTTAAGCTAGTGCCTACGACCGACGTAGCCTTACCTGTGCTTAGCATGGTAGAGCTAATCGCGGCGGCGTCGGTAGCGCTTAACCCGATTAGACTCGCATTTGCGGCCGTTAGCGACGTGGCTTCGAATATCTCGTCCGCGTTTGCGTTGGTTACTTTGTTATCGAGCAAATTTACTCGGTCGAAAAAGTCGTTTAAAAGCTCTAAATTATCCATTTTAAAGCCGACTTTCATATTATTGGCCGCGCGAGACAAGGCGTCCGCGCTCATTTCAAACGCGACCGAGCCGGTAGCTAGCATCTTCGTATAGGCTACTAGTTCGTCCCCTTTTAAATTTATTTTACCGCCACCTACGGCTATTTGAGCGATATCACCGAAGCTTTTTCCCAGCGAGGTGCTTAGTCCTCTCATGCTATTTTTTAACGTAGTTAAATTTTCGTCCGTATCGTCTACGTATTTTTTAACGTTGGCAAACGCCGCTTCGTCGTCGATGGCTAGCTTAATAGGTAAACCAATAGCCGCAGAGTTGGCGATAGCGCCTAGATTTGAGGTAAGTTCGCTAAAAAGCTCTTTTCTTGCCGATTTTATTTGCGCCGATAGGTTGGAAAGCTTGGCGCTATCTAGGCTCGTAACGGCGTTTTTGGCCTGCGAAATTTTACTTTTTAAACCGTCGAATCCCTTTTTTAACTCCGAAATTTGACTTAACCCTTTAACGGCTAGGCCTATACTAATACCGATTTGCGAGTTGTCCATAATTTTCCTTTAATATGCTATAATCCGTGAAAAGGATTTAAAATGGCTTTTTTTGTTCCGATTTTTATATTTTTATTTTTCTATGCCTCGCCGGTAGGGTTTTGGCAGACATTAATCGCTTTGTTTTTCGGACTAGGTTTGTTAGGCGGCTTAATAGGCGGAGTTGGCGCCGTTTTTAAACGCTTCTAGAATATTAAAAAAATCTAACTAACTCCGCTTTTGGCCTTTAAAATTCGCTCCGAGATTTTAACGAACTCGCTAAAATCTATTACGTCTAAATCTAAAATTTCGCTATAGCCGAACCCTAAAACGTAAGCTACCGACGCTACGGCCTCGTTATTTATGCCGATTTTTTCGCAGGTTGCAAAAAATCCTTAATCACCTCCTCGATCGCTTTAAAATCAAGCATATCAAGGCTTTCTACTTCGTCGCTTGACATATTAGCGCAGCTAACTACTAGCTTGATCGCTCTCTCGTCGTCGCTTTTTTCAAGCCCGGCTAGCTTCATAACTCTAACCGTAGGCGCGAAAATTTCTACTTCTTTGCCGTTAATAGGCAACTTAATCGTCGTTTTTCTCATCATATATCCTTTTAAAATTTTAGTTTTATTTATTCGCCCAAATTTGAGCGCACTTGCGCCAAATAATCCACACCGCCTATAAGGCATATCATGTTTTCGACGTCTAGTAGCGCTACTGGCACTTTGCCTATATTTATATCTAAAAAATGAACGGCTAGCTTGACGCTCACCTCCATCTCTTTACCGCTTTCAAAGCTTCCCGGATCTATCTCAGTAATATCCCCGGTAACCGCCATAGAAAAAGGTTCTGGAGAGCCTTTGCCGGATTGAAAGATGCTAGCCTTGAATAAAAAAGGAATTCTGTTATTCCAAGTGTTGAGTCCATAACCCAAGTATGTGTTCCTATCGAGCACGCTTAGCTTAAACTCCATTTCCACTGGCTTTATCGTCCCACTTGCGAAATTGCCACCGAGCGCGCCTTTGGCTTCGATCGTCTCTTGTTCTATCTTTGGTATAGTGAGCGATTTAACTACGCCCAAATATCCTTGACCGTTTATGAATACGTTTGCTTCCTGGATAACCTGAGGAATTTGTCTTTTTACCATTTTTTACTCCTTATTTATTTAAATCGTTCATAAGCGTTTCGCCGTATTTATCCACGTAGATAAAATCAAGTGTAAGCTGCTTAACGATCGGATTGTTTTGCATTCTGACGTCTAGATAAAATTTACCGTCCGTGATATTGGCCAGCGTATTTTTCTCGCTCCAAGATAGCTCGTATCCGAGCAATACTTTTGCCCCAACTAGACCGCGTAGCAGCTCACTAACACTTCTTTTGGCGTGATATAGCTGGTCTGCTTTTTTATCTATCGCAAATAGCACCCCTTTTTGGCAAGCTTGCGAAATACGGTCAAACACTCTAACTCGCGCTAAATCCTTCCATATAGTATCTTGATCGCTAGTCTCTCCACCCCACGCTCTAAAGCCGCTTTCTCTAATGACGGTCGAAATTTTTGCCGCCCTTAGCTCGTCTGCCGTGCAAGTTTCCCCAAGTTCAAAATCCACGTCTATTTGTGTGCCAAAAACCCCTATCATAACTCTGTTTGAATAGCTGTCGCTATATCCAAACTCGCTCTGGCCGTCCGTATGAGCTATCATGCCGGCTATTCTCGCGCTTTGCCCCTCATAGACATAAGCGTTCGTTTCATCGTCCCAAACCTTGACATTTGGATAAGCGGCAACTAACCTATTTGTACCAAAATCGCCCATTTTAACAATGGCTGCTGCTGCGTCATCTGCTTTTAGATCTACAATGCCAGTTGCTTTTAGTCTGGTTGCCATCTTTTCTATCTCGCCCTTAATCGCATCTTCGTGGCTATATTCGGGCGCTACGATTAGATTAGGGTTATATCCGAAGCGAGATTTAGCTTTAGCAAGCTCTGTAACGGCACTTTTGCACTCTGTGCTCTCATCGTTTGTGTCCTCATCATCGTCTTTGGTAAATACGCTTAAAATTATTTGAGTATTTACGGCCTGATCTTCGATGCCCTTTAACGCCCTATAAATCGAGCCTTTTTTAAAGGCTTGGCTCGCATCCTTTTTAGCTTTGTATTTTGCTTCAAGAGCTTCAAGCGCCTTTGCTGTTGTCATATAAAAATGTAGGCCATTTTCTAGCACCTCTTCATACCCTGCTATGCCAATAGGCGTAGTACTTTCTACCGCTATTGGTCTAGCTGCCTCAGCTGAGACGGTTACATTTACACCAAATTTTGCTGCCATACTATCTCCTTTTAAATTTTGTTAATGTTTGAAATTCTTTATCGGGCGTCTTCGACTCCCTTAAACGGATGAAACGCCCAAACGGTTTTAAGCACCTTTTTATCCTCGCCATCGGTATATTCGTGCCAGTTTGAGGCGTTTGCGCCGGCTATGTCCATAAGTTTCCAGCCCACGTAAATTCTCGCGTAAAATCGCTTGCTCCACCTGATCGTGCGGTAGTAGCCAAATCTCCTTCTGCCGTCTTTGAGGCGGCACTCCACCTTACACCACGAGCTTACCCTGCCGCCGTTTGAGGTTACGCTAGGGTCTCCTATCGTAACTACGCTAGCGGGATCTATGTCGTCCATCTTGACGCCTAGGTATTTGCTTGAAAAATAGCCTATGCGGTTTCTGTATAGCCAACAAAGGCGCGCGAAATACGTGCGGTTTTTAGGAGGCGGGAAGTGATCCCGTCTCCACCCGCCGTCGCCGTTTATGGCCGCGTTTTGCCCGTCATAGTAGTCGTTTGCGTCCTCGAACCATCTGGCCCATTTCGGAAGACGATCGTCGCTAGGCTTTGTAAAAGCTAGAGCTATGGGCACTACTACGAAAGAGGCCATCTCAAGCGGAAGCTCGATAGCTATATTTTTTGAAATTTGTAAAATTTCTTTCCTATTTAGCGGCATCGTTTTTCTCTTTTTGCGTATTTTTCTCTTGTTTCGTCTCTTTTGCATCTATCTCGTATTTTGGGCTTGCCGGACATCCGTTCCAAGGGCAGTTACCTTGTTTATCTAGCTTTGAGCTGCATATCTCGCAGCGCTTAGTTTTCTTTTTCATCTTTGTTTTCTCCTTTTTCTAGGGCTTGTTTCTCCGCTAAAAGATCTTTGTATTCGCTTCTTAGCTCGGGCAATACGGCGTCGTTGCCGATAAGTATCGCGCGGCGTATGTCGTCTTCGGCTTCTTTGATTTGCTCTTCAAGCTCGGCTAGTTCGCGCGCCTTTTCGTCTATCTTCGGCTGAACGTATATCATCTTGCCATCTTTGATAGTATTTGCGCCTATCGCTAGCGCTTCTAGCCACTCGTCATCGCTGATTTTTATGTTCGGCTTCGGGATAGTCTCGTGAATTTCATCGTCGTAGAACCCTAGTATCTCATTGGTCGCCTTGTTAAAATACGCGTATTTCATCTTTTCTCCTTTCTACCAACCTATCGCTATAAAGCTACCAGGATAGCCAGCTATTACCTTATAAACGTTGGTTACCTTAGTGGCATAATAAAATTTCTCTTTGCTAATAGGATAAGCAAATGCATTATCCGCGGTATCGCCTTGCGCGTCCGCATTGCCGGCTACCACCGTGAAGCATGCTCTTGGGAATGCAATAGGAAAGTTCTTCTCTCCCTCGCCGGTTACCTTCCCCCATTGCACGATAAGACCGTTGTCGAGTGTTACGTACCCGCTTTGGCTAAAAGACGCGGCTAGTTGCGGCTTTACCGCCTCTTTTAGCTTATTGAGGCTCATAAACCTAAACGGAGTTGGATTGTCGGTGATTACGGGCTGGCTTGCCCTAAAACATATATCAATGTTGCCATCTACGAACTCGTCTTGCGTTTTCATTTTCATGTGGAAGTGATTTGCTATGACGTATCCGTCGACCATTTGATTTTTAATGAACCTGTTGTCCTCGCCTAGCTTTGCGTATTTTGCGTCGCTCTCGCTTTTTGCGTAACACTCGCCTATATACGCCACCCCTGCGTTTACCGCCTCTTTGAGCTTATTGAGACTCATAAATCTAAATGCCCTTGGATTATCGGTGGTTTTAGGCTGGCTTTCCCTAAAACATATCTCGCTATTGCCGTCGACAAACTCGTCTTGTGTTTTCATTTTCATGTGGAAGTGATTTGCTATGACGTATCCGTCGACCATTTGATTTTTAATGAATCTGTTGTCCTCTTTTAGCTTTGCGCTAGGGTCCGATTTTAGCGCCTCTATCTCGCCTTTTAAGTAGCTAGTGCGGTTTGCTAGCTGAATAGCTTGCTTGTTACTTATTCCGTCTACTCCGCCTACTACAGGGTCAGTAGTTTCTAGCTGGTAAATTCCAGCTTCCCACTTGTTTTCTTCTCTTAAATTTGCCATTTTAATACACTCCGTAATTGTAAGTTTTATCGTAGCTTGCCGCACTGTCGTATCTTAGCGCGGTCGTTCTAGCCTCTACCGCTACTAATACGCACCTAGCGGGTGCCGCGCTTACGGCGGCCTCTTTTAGTTTTTGCGCTTTTGCGCGGTCGGTTAGCCCACTGGTAATTATGCTATACTCGGCCCAGTGGTTGTTGCTTCCGTAAAAGCGCGATCCGTCGAATTTAAAGGCGCCGTTATATTTCTGGTTTAAATTTCCTTCGATTATAAGCGCGTCTTTATCGTAGGCGCTCACGGCTTTTTTCACGGCGTAAAAAGTGCCGCTATAAAAATGTATCTCGAAGGCATTTTTTATAAGATCTCTTATAGCCTCTTCGCCGAGCCCCTCTATATTCACATCGTAGCTTTGAGCTAGTATAGGCAAAAGAGAAACTGGGCAAGAGTCGGCCAGTATATTTATCGCTCCCAAATCCAAACTATCAAGCCTTACTCCGAATAGCTCGTCGAATTTCTTGTCAAATTTACTTTTGTGATTCGGCAGTAAACTCATAACTCGGCCTTTTTATAGCTTAGAGAAAAACTTACTTTTATGAAGCCATCATCTCCAACTTTGGTATCTGCGCTCGGAGTTATTAGCCTCGCTCTATATACCCCGCTTCTATGAAGAGTAGAGTAGACGTAGCTTAAATTTAGATCTTCGCCGATAGAAAGAGAGGTTTTTGAGGCCTTGATTTCTTTATCTATACTATCTTGCAAAAACATATCGGTGAGCTCCAGCTCAGCCCTAACCTCTATGTTTTTTATCGTAGCGTTTGCTACTATAACCGTATCTGTTAGCGGGCGAACCTTTTCGCAGCTTAGATAGTCCGCTACGCTTTGTCTGGTCTCTTCGCTCATATCGCTAGTTTTTAGGTATACCTTTACTATGCCAGGTCCCCCGTTTAATACGCTGGCTTCTTCTACCTTTGCGTTTGCCGAAAGGGCGTGATATATATAGGCTTTTTTGCTTCCTGCGGTGCTAAATCTTTCAAGAGAAAGCACAGCTCTTTCTTTTAGTCTTTCGTCGCTTTCTACCTCCGCACCGCCCCCAAACTCGCTCGTCTGTTTTGCTTTTAATACGAAAGGAAGTGGCGTTTGGATATATTCGCACTTTGCTTTGCTGGTTTTTGTAAACTCATCCAAGATGATCACTCCAACAGCTTTTAGCTCGTTTGCTCTTATTACAACTTCACTTTTTAAACTAGCTATTTCACCATTTTCGCTACGTAAAATTAGCCCTTTTGGCAAATATGTATCGCTGCTTCTTGGCATAGAGAGTGTAAACTCACACTGCGCGGTTGGCCTCTCTCCTTTTAGTCTCTCTATGCCATAAATTGCTACTATGTTATCAAGGTCATCTCCAGTAGAAAATGGCAGCAACATAGCCTTAACGCTATCATTTATCCTGGCTCGCAAGAGTAACTCTCTATAAGCCAATGTTTCAAGTAAGGCCGAATAGTTGTCGCTTTCAAGTAGTGAAATTTCATCATCAGTTAAATGCTCTTTAAAAATGTTTTTAACATTATTTAAAATTTCATCATATTTAAGCACCTCAATAACGTTTGGATATGGAAGTTGTTTTAAATTCATGCTCTTACCTCTATCTCATCACCATTCATAAGCACTACTTTAAAGCTAAGCTTATGATCTTTTAGACCCATAAGACGAACTTCATCGATCTTGACTCTCTTTTCCCATTTTTCAACAGCCTCTATCACAAAACACGCCAGATCAGCACGAAATTCATCATCTACCTTGCGATCTATTAGCTCATAAATTCTGCTGCCATACTCAGGCAGCATCACACGAGAGCCAAGCGGAGTTAGGAGTATGTCTTTGATAGAGTTTTCTATATCAATGAGATATTTCATCATTAATCCCTCGCAAGTCCATTATTGGTATGATCTGTTAGGCTGCCACGCGCATCACTTACACTGCCGCCAAAGTTTGCATTACCACCTGCTGCGATTGAGCCAGTGATCCTTACATCTCCATTTATCTCAAAGCTACCACTTGCGCCACCCACTCCAGCTGTATTTATCGCCCCTTGTATCAAAGTGTTGCCAAGTAGCTTGATTTTTGGACTTTTTATAGTGGTATCGCTAGCTTCTACCATCACATTTTTAGCCTTTACATTTGCGTTATCGCAAGTTATGTTTATAAGCTTTGGAGATGAAATTTCAAGGCACGAACTAGAGCTGTCATAACTCATCTTTACTCCATCTTCAAAACTTACATGCACCTTTTTATCAGTAGCATCTGCCTTGTGAGAACTTTGATAAAGCCCACGAAGCACCACACCTGAGTTTAACTCATCATGCACAGGTAGCACTAGCACTTGCTCTCCTACGCGTATTGGCGAAAAGCTCACTGCATAAGAGTTGGTATGTGCTTGAAATACCGGCAAAAAATCAGTTACCATCGAACCAATAGCAACTTTTGCACGGTCTGCCCTTACTTCACTTATAATTCCAACTTCAATCATTTTCTATTACAAAATAAAGCTTGCTCGTCTCACTTTGCTATACTTCGTTGATTTCAAATTTTTAATACTCACGTATAAAACATACGCTGCGTTTAAAAATTTAAACTCGCCTCGTCTAGCTGTGTGATACTTCGCATTTTCATAGCCTTATTCCATATCTCCTTTCGTTATATGCTCACTAAATTTTTTATTTCTTGGCATTCTCGTATACTTTACGCTATGCTTGATCTCTCTTACATCATCATGTATTTCATTAAGCTTCTCTTTGTTTATGGCAAAATTTGCTGCCAAAATATCGCTTAGTTTTTCAGTGGCGCTACTTTGTTTATTTATCGCTTCACTATTTTTATTCACCACATCGATCATCAAATCAGTGTTTTTGCTTGTATATCTACTAAGCAGCCAAAAGATCACCACAAAAGAGGTAAAGCCAAAAATCGCCATAAAGACGATAAATTCATTTAACCCCCATGATCCAGCTAAATTTATTAATCCTGCTGTCTCTCTTATCTCGTCACTAAAATTTAAGCCGCTATTTTCCATCCGCTATCCCTATGCATTGTTTTAATAGATCCTCGCACTTTAAAAAATAAATCATCTTTGCTTTGTGTGCTTCAAAGCTACCATCATTGTTTGGCTTATCTGGCATTACTGCGTTGCAGCGCACTGGTGTTAGTTTTTCTTTGTAGATGATGGTTGGCTCTTTAAAAGCACAACCACAAAGAAGCACACCTAATGGCAATAAGCCTAATAGCATCATTTTCATCTCTCACCCTCAAAAAATAACTCCTGGTAAGCCTTTAGCTTGGCCTCACAACTTTCATCTTTTAAATAAATTTTTTCTACTCTCTTAACCTCTTTGATAGGCTTTTGCTCTACCTTTACGCTCATCTTTGAAATAGCTTCATTTTGACTTTCAATGACGCTATTTGCTGCCTTTAAGTTTTGCTTTGACGTGTTAAGATCAAGAGCAATGCTTTTTATCTCAAGGTTCTTTGCGTTGATGCTTGCATTTAAAAAATGTATTTTTAGTGCCAAACTACCAATACATAGCAAAAAAACGGCACTAAAAATGATGCAAATTTTGGTATTAAGCAAGTAACCCACTTAGCACCTTCTTTGCACGGTTCGGCGTTTGTTTTGCCCAAAGGCTATTTAGTCCATTTTTGTAGGCTGCCTCATATTCGCCAGACTTTATGAAATTAAGAGTGGTAACAAACTTTTTCACGCCTGGTACGCCCATTTGATAACACATCTCTATTACCACGTCTTGGACATTTTTTGGCTTATCTTCTAGCCAAGGAAAAGCTTCACAAACGCTAGAGGCAAGCTTAATTAGCTTCATCTCTAAAATTTGATCTGCTACCGCTTTACTCATAGGCTCTGCTCTTCCACCATTTAGCGCCAGCTCGTCTTTTGTAAGAGATGAAACTTTAAAACCATATCCAACTGTAGGATACCCACGAGTATCCTGATATATGTAGCTTTTAAAGCCTTCGTTCTCTTTTATGTTTTCTTTTAATGACATTTTGACCTTGATCACTCTTCTTTTGACCCCAAATTATCGTCTTGATCAGAGGATTTGTCCTGATCTTGCAACTGTGTATTTGAGTCATTTTCTTCAAAAACCTCTATCATTAAGGAGTCCAAATACTTTTTAGCTTCGTTTTGATTAAGGGTGATTGTCTCACCCTCTTTAACGAAATTTCCCTTTACGCATATATTGCCTTTAGCTATGTACATCATGCTCGCTCCTTTATGCCTTACTCATAAGGCTAGCCCATTTTTTAACGACTACTTCATAATCAGTAAATACATCAAATACGTATTTTAAAGCTCGCTCTTCAGCGTCATACCAGCGGTTACGACGGATGTCTAAAACTACTCCTAAAACTAAGTTTTTTAGTGGAGTAGCTAGATAAGTGCCTTTTGGCATAAGAGGAGTTATTTCAAATGGAATGCCAAGTATTTGGTTGGCTCCGCCTTGAACGAGATGAAGCGGCGAATTTAGTGTGCTTAGCTCTTTATTGTATTCCTGAACATCGGAAGGGTTTATCAAAATCCTAGCTTCGCTTACGATGTCTGGGTCTATAGATCCAACTAATGCACTCAGTCTATTTGATACCTTTTCTGATGCTGCATAGGTTAATTTAACTGCGTCGCTAGAGTCCTTGACTACTTGTAGCCAGCCTTTATGTAGCGTCTTAAAAGTTCCGTCGTAAGTATCGCTCTCTCCGGTAAATCCAAGAAGCGCCAAATCGTTACCGAAAGCCTTGGCAAATGCGTCAAACGTTTCTTTTTCAAAATTAGGGTTTGACTTATTGTCTTCTAACGCGTCTTGCAAGATGCGAGCGAATAACTGAACGCTTTTGGCATCTAGCTTTGCACCTACTTTGCTTAAAGCCGATCTTTGTGAGTCGTTTGGTTTTTCGCCACTGGCTACGCGCACCAAAATTCCTTTTGCTACGTCCCATGCGTCGAGCTCTTTGGTAAGTCGACCCATCTTTTCAGTATGGATTTTTTGCAAAAAGCCGTTATTTTGCTTAATAACGTCTATAAAATTATGCGATTGCTCAGGTGTAAGTGAGCCTGAGAGAGTAACGTTAGTGGCATTCATAGAGCCTTTTAAAATATCGTTTAATCCGTCCATTATAGTATTCCTTTGCTTGCGTTATTTTGCGTTTTTTCGATCGTTACGTCTTGTTTTGATTTGCTTAACTCGCTTGTTATCGCATCAAGTTTGGCGGTTAGCTCGCTTACCGATTTTTCAAGTGTTTCAAGCCTTGCGTCATTTGCACTAATGCCAGCTTTTACAAGCTCGGCAACTCTATTTTCATCCATTGTTTCTCCTTTGTTGTTTGAACTTTCTTTTTTAAAATTTTCGCTTGAGCCGAAAAACTCTTTTAGCGCCGCTATCACGCCGCCTTTTGTGACATCTTCTTTTTCGCTCCCCTTTATCACTCCACTGCCATACATTGATAGTCCAGTTATCGTTCCGTTTTTTATCATTTCTCGCAGCTCCTCATCTTCTATTTTGATGCCTACCGCCCACGCTCCCTCTTCATTAAAGAATTCATCTTTGCTTTTTACTATCCAGCTTTCGCATATATAGGCGTCCGCGATATTAAAATTATGATTTACATCTATACAGTAGCTAAGGTCCGATCTCTTCATAAAGTTATAAGCAGCCCTTTTGATTTCATCAGCATTTGCAAAATCTCCTTGCGTATCCACTTCGTCCGGGGCATAAACTATCCCATAAACAACTCCTTGTTCTGCATCACTCTTTTTAAAATCGACTCTTAACAGCTCGTTAAAATTCTCATTTTTATAGATAATTTTTTTATTGTTAGCACCTGCTGATACCAGCGAAATTAACTTGATTTGCATATCGGTTATCTCTCTAGCCATTACTTACTCCTTATTTTTCCGCCATTTTCGCCAAAAATAAGATTTTAAAAAACCTAAATAAGACATATATGTCTTATCTTGCTAGAAAGTGAAAAATCTTTATCGTAGAATTGGATTAAAAATTTTTAGGATAAATATGGATAGAATTTTTAAAGCAGCGCAAGGTAGCGCACAGCTTACTGAAGAAAGCAAAGACTCACAAGGCTTAATAGAGCCGTTTTTTAGCTTTGATAGATTGCTAAGTTTTTTTTACGCCAATACCTATCACAAGCGAGCCGTGCAATTAAAAGCATCACTATTATCTAATATAGAAGATAGCTCAAAGCTCGAAGGTGGCGTTATGACGCCCAAAGATTTTTTATACGCGTTTATATTAAATCTTGAAATTTTTGGAAACGCGTTTGTGGAGATTGCGGGCAAAAACCTTTATATACTTCCCTCTATCGAAGCTAGAGTAAACGAAAATAGAGAAATTTTTCAAGTAAAAAACTCTAGATCTATACCTATTAACGCAAAACACTTATATTATTACTCTCCGAATTCTAGATTTTATAGAGAGCCTGATTATTTGGCAGCCATGCTCTCAATTCTAACCAATCAAAAAGCCGACAGCTTTAATAACGCCTTTTTTGAAAAATCCACCCACGCCGATACGGCCATAATCTTTGAAAATTCAGAGCCTGATGAGATGCAGCTTAACGCCTTTAAAGAATTTTTCGGCTCAAATTTTAAAGGGACGGGCAATGCGCACAAAACATTGGTTTTAACCGCAAACGGCGAGAATGCGAAAGTACGTAT